CAATCTACTCGCTGAGTGTTTTGGCCTTGGCCTCGCAATGCAACGATACGGCTCGGTCTTCTTCCGTAACAACGGGTCGCCAGGGCCAACAATCCTGAAGTACCCAGGGAAGCTAGATCGTGAACAGCAAGGCAAGTTGCGCGAAGAATGGGACCGTCTCCATACCGGCTTGGACAATTCCCATCGCGTGGCAATCCTCGCGGGCGGTGCGGAACTCCAAAACTTCAAGGTGGACAACGATCATGCGCAGTGGTTGCAAAGCCGCGAATTCGAGGTAACGGAAATCGCCAACATTTTCGGTGTTCCTCCCCACAAGCTGAGCGCGAAGGTAAGCACGTCCTACAACAGTTTGGAATCCGAGGAACGCGCGTTCCTTTCCGATTGCTTGGACGCTTGGTTGTGCGCGTGGGAAGACGAAGCCGAAGCGAAGCTTCTCAAAGAAAGCCAAGCAGTGCGCGATTCCCACTTCATCGAATTCGACCGCCGAAGCTTGGAGCAAGCGGATTACAAAACCCGCAGTGAATCCTTGATTGCCGAAGTGAACAACGGCATTCGCACCTTGGATGAGGCCCGCGAATTGCTGAACTTGCCAGCAACCGAAGGCAACGGCGACCGCTTCCGAATGCCCACGAACATCACCTTTATGGACTTGCTCAGCGAGGCGGACGAAGGCGCGGCCCCCACCGATGTCTACCCGGCGGAAACCACGGTGGGCGACCCGAAGACCGAAGGCACGGGCGGCATCGAAGAAAACCCCGTGGAGGGCACCATTGAAGAAACCGCCGTGCCCACGCGCCTCCGCAAGCTTCTGGCCTCGGTGCTACGCCGCTTCGTCCGCCGCCTGAAGAAGTCCCCGGAGGGAGAACACCGCCAGGTGTTGGTAGAGCAAATCGCCCCGGTGTGCAGCAACGCCGAAGCCGTGGCCTCGGAGCTACTGGCCGAATGGGAAGCGGTGCTGCCGGAGCAAAGGAAGACCGTCCGCATAAATATCGAAGACTGGATTGGGAGGATTCTTGGAACGAAGATTTAGCAGTGGCAAGGTAGACGTGAAGGGACAGAAGATCGTGGGCCTCGCGTCCCCGGTCTACGATGGCACACCGGGCACTCAGTACCAGTTGTGGCCCGGCACCTTCGAGCGGTTCGCCCCAGGGGCTTTCTCAAAGCACCTGGCAACCGATCCCGATGTTGTGGCCACCTACAACCACCAAGCGGCACAAGTGCTAGGCCGAAAGCATGGGGGCACCCTTGAACTGCGCTACGATTCGCGGGGGCTTCACTACGAAGCGTCCCCGGCTGAAACGTCCTACGTTGCAGACTTGAGGGCGAACATTGCCGCCGGCAACCTGGGTGGGTCTTCCTTCACGTTCCACCCGGAGCGGGTGGAGTGGCAACGCGATGGCGGTTCAGAAATCCGCCTCATCACCGAGGCCAAGATTTTCGAGGTTGCCGCCGTGGTGTCCCCTGCATACGGCGGGAGTTCCGTGGGTGTCCGCAGCGAGGAACGCGCCGCCCTGGAGCAAGAAAAGGTGGACTACTTCGCCCGGCTCGAAACGGAAAAACGCCTCGCCCGCATGGAACAGCTTCGCGCCGACAAACCGTATGGGGACGTGCCCTATGCGGACGCGAAGAATGGTAAGTACCCCATCGACACCGAGGCACACATTCGCGCGGCGTGGTCCTACATCAATATGCCAAAGAATCAAAAGGGCTACACCCCGGCGGAAGTGGCCAGCATCAAGGCGAAGATTGTTTCGGCGTGGAAGAAAAAAATTGATCCAAAAGGACCGCCCAGCGCATAACTAACATCGGCCCTAGTTGCCGCTCCCCAAGTGGAGTAGACGTATAAGCACAAAGTAGGATAGATGGAAGCAAACAATTCAAAGGTATGCCGCGAGAACCGTGCGGACGTGCTAAAGCAGATGGAGGAATTCACTGCGAAGATCAAAGCCGAGGGTCGGATCATGTCCGAAGAAGAGCGGACGCAATTCGATGAGTTGGACAAGTCCCAGGAAGGGCTACTCGCGCAGGCCGAAAGTTTCGAGCGGCTAGAGCGGGTCGATCAACTTACATCGCAGACCTTGCCAGAGATAAGGGCCTCCCTACTCGATTCGAGCTATAAGGCGTCGAATCGGTGGGAGCGGCAGATTGAGGAACGAAACGATGCCATCGCCGGGTGGCTTTACCACGGCTCGAAGAAAGATAAGCCGCAATACTGGCGCGCCGCAGAGCGCTTGGGCATCAACGTCGAATCGCCCGATATGCGTTTCGACTGGTTGCCGCAAACGCTTTACCCGCAGCGAGCCGTCAACGTCATTGGTACGCCGAACCTCGGTGGTAACACCGTGGCCGTAGACACTAGCCTGATGTCCCAAATTGACATAAGTTTGAAGCAATTTGGCGGGATACTGAACGTGGCGAACGTAGTCCGCACTCCCACGGGCGCGAATTTGCCGTGGCCAACCACCGATGATACGGTGAACCCAGGGCAGATTGACGCGGAAGCCGCACCCATTGGCGATCAGGCGGTTGCCTTCGGTCAGAATGTGATGTCTTCATACCGCATTGATTCCAAGGGCTTCGTGAAGGTCAGTTGGGAATTGGAGAACGATTCAGCCGTAGACCTTGCTTCACTGCTTGGTGAACTGCTTGGCATTCGCGTGGCCCGCGCTGCCAACACATATTGGGCAACGGGCACGGGCGGCGGCACTCAGCCGAAGGGTGTGCTTACTGGTTTGTTCGTGGGCTGCACCACCGCAGGGCCTACCGCCATCACCTACGCTGACATTCAAACGTGGTATCACTCGCTCGATCCGGCGTACCGCAATATGCCAGGGACTTGCTTCATGTTCCACGATTCCGTGTATCAAATCCTCGGTAACTTGGTGGACACTGCGGGTCGCCCGCTTTTGATGTCCTCGCTGAGCGGTGTTAGCGATAGCATCCCGGAGCGGCTGAAGGGTAAGCCCATCGTGTTGAACAACAGCTTCCCGGCGTTCGCCGCGAATACTGCGGTGGGTGCTTACGGGGACTTCAAGAAATTCTACATTCGCTTGGTTACTGGCGATTCGCCCGAATCCGGTATGCACATGGTTCGCTTGGTGGAGCGCTTCGCGGACGCGGGGCAAACTGCCTACCTGGCGTGGTTCCGCACCGACAGCTTGCTAAGTGACGCGGGCACCCACCCGCTTACGGCACTGAAAGTTCACGTCTAAATCAACTCGTCCTATCTAATTAGGGAAGCCCTGGCACTCGTTGTGCCAGGGTTTTTTATGCGCACCGCATAGATAAAGAATGCTCCAGTTGGTACAGCAATCGCCATTCACCGAGTTCCGCGTTGAAGACTTGATGTGGCATTTGAACGTGGTGGACGAATCGCAAATGCCCTACTTGGGGACGTTGCTCGAAGCGGCGGTGACGTATTGCGAGCGCGAAACCCAAATGGATTTCCGCTCCACGCAATGGAATTTAATCCTCGATCAGTTCCCCTACTGGTGGCCCTACGGCGACCCACCGTATGCTTGGCCGCAAATCAGCGAAGTAGGGGCCACCCGCTACACCCAAAGGTGGCAAGCAATTATTCTGAATCGCGGGCCGATCCGCTCGGTGAATTCCATCACCTACTTCGACACCGCGAACGCCCAGCAAACCGTAGACCCCACAACCTACGCCTACGCCACGCCTAGCTACGCCATCGGGGTTATCGAACCCGTGCAGGTGTGGCCAATCGCGTATTCAAGGCCCGATGCCGTTACCGTCAACTTCACCACGGGGCTTTCTCCGGTGCCCGCGAACATTCTCCACGCGGTAAAGATGCTTGCGGGAAGTTGGTACGCGATGCGTGAGGATATGGCCTATGGCCCTGGCACGGTGAACGCGGCCACGGGTACGGCGGTGCAATGCCTGTTAGCGCAGGTGAAAGGTTTCAGTTACTCATGATTGTTCGCGCTGGCGAAATGGCTTTACGCCTTCAGGTGCAGGAAAAGAAGATTACGGGCACTGGCGACCGAGGCCAACCGGAATTCCAGTGGGTAACAATCCTCACCACCCCGGCGTATGTGGAACCGCTTAGCGGCAGGAAGTTGGAACTCGCCCGCCAGCAAGTGGCCACCGCCTCGCATGAAGTCCAGGTGCGCTACATCGGTGCCCTCACGCCGCAACACCGGCTTGTGTTCAACGGGCGAGTGTTCAGCATCGGTTCGCTGGTCAACAAGCAGGAAGCAAACTTCAGGCAAATCCTTTTAGTCACCGAGGTTCAAAATGCTGCCGGGTGAGGAACAAGCGATTACCGCCCTGGAAGACTTCTCGAAGAAGAAGCTTCGCGCCGCGATCCGAAAAGGCAGCCGCGCCGGGTGCAAAGTGATTCAAGCGCAGGCGAGGCAAACCGCCCCCCATCGCACCGGGGCATTGGCAGCCGGGATGAAGGTAAGGGCACTGCCTCGAAGTAGGAAGTACGTCGGCACCCAGGTTACTCTAGGCGTTTACTACGCGGCGTTCATCGAATACGGGTTGAAGAATCGCCACCTTGTAGCGCGGCGGTACATGAAGAACGCGTCCAACCAAGAAAAGGTGTCCGCACTGAACACCGCCAGGGACGTGATTAAACAGGAGTTGAATGCAAGTTGACGTAGACGTAATCGGGTTCATGCAAGGCCACACCGCCGCCCCCGTTCAGCAAGGGGTAATCAGCGAGGATAAGCCCAACTTGCGGGTGTGGCTACAGCGCAGACCAAGCAACCTCGATTTGTTGCTTGATGGTAGCCCGTCGCTGGCGACCGCTTTTTACGCCGTGGAGGTTACGGGCTTGGACATAGATGCCGTCGAAACCGAGGCGGACAACTTGCGCACCGCCCTTCATGGCTACTTCGGGCCGATGGGCACCACCCACGTTCTTGGCGCGTTCGCCAATGATCTTGAGGAAGACTACATCCCTCGAAGTCTGAACGCGGACGAAGGCTTCCATTTGGAGGGGTTTGAACTGCAAATAATTTTTTGAGTTCGCCTATATAA